GCAGGAATTTTTGCTTCAACAGCAGTGACGGCTTCGGCTTGTTTGGCTTCGATGGCGTCAAGTTTTTCAATGATTTCTTTGGACATGATTAATCTTTCAGTAGTTGGTTAAGGTGCTTCATCAATTCGCGCTGCTCTAGGGCAGCAAGAATCTCGCTTGCGGTCACTTCCGCATCAGAATCGCTCTGCGCGGCTGCGGTTTCAATCGTTTCTGGTGCAACCTCACGCTGCTCCAAAACCTTCTTGAACACGGACGCGGATGTGACCGCATCCTTCTTGGATAGCCCTGCTTCACGCAAAGCCTTTTCCAAAATCTTTAAATCAGCCGTTCCGTCTTGCCGAAAAAACTCCAGCGTTGAAACAGTGGCTTCCATGTTGTTTGGGTACATGACTACAGACACTTCGCGCAAACCACCTTTGGTAATTTGGAAATATCCGTCTTCATAGGGGTTATCGCTGCCAACAGTCATTGCGCTGCCGTCTTCTTTGACCCATTGATATTCTTCAGCGTATGCGCCAACGGAAACACCGCCAAACATCTCAGGAGATTGACGCATGACTTCATACAAGTCACGCCCTGCGCTTGTGTTCATAAAAAGCTGACCTGATGCGGTCATGCCTTCATCGTCAAAGGCAAATTCTGTCCACTGACCAACGGGAATGGCATCCGCTGCGTGATTTACAAACATGGGCAGGGGTCTCCCTGCGGATGAAAATTCTTTGGCCCAATCCATGAATCCTTCGGGCTGATAAAAGAATTTGCGCCCGTCTGCGCCTTCCCTTGGCCCCCATGTAGTTACACGGGCTTCAATTTTTCCGGTTGGCTGTTGGTTGTCGGCTTTCGCCTCCAGCACTAGCTTGGCCTCGCAGACCATCATTAGATTTTGTGTCATTGATTACCTCATCGACTGGTTTTCGGTCAATGTCATATATTGTTTTTGTAGGTCTACCGCGTTTTTTAGGCGGTGCGTTTGGTTTATATGATTGTAGCGATGCTAACACCAAACGGAAAATCTTGGACATTTATTGCCCAATGTTCATTTTTCTTGTTTGATTGCCGCCACCACCGCCTGTATCTTGTGGGCTTGTTCCGGGTATATTTTCGGGCGGTTTGCCTTTGGCAATCAATTCGTCCCCGCCATCTATTCTAGCCATACCCAAATACTCACGGGCTTCATTTGCCGTCATAAATCCAGCCCCGACACCAGCCGTAGCAAAATTCATTTGGTCAAGCGGTGCGCCTTTCAGAAAGTTTTTAGTGTCAAACTCTACGCAAAGATTCGGATAGCCGTTAAAAAGCTGTTGTTTCACTTTTTGCTGGACATTGACCAAAATTGGATACATGGTTGACTTGTAAAACTCATCCAACATAGTCTGTGTATTGTTGAATTTGCCTTCGCCCACGCTTACCATTGATGGAGGAACGCCATAAACCGCACAAATACGCTGCATGGTCTGTTTTTTCAGGTTTGCAAGGTCAGTGTCTTGCAGGGTAAGCATGCCCAATGGCGTATATTTCATTCCTTGGTCAAGAAGCATACCTTGGCCCGGTTTGCTTAAATCTGTCCGCTGGCTTCCCACCATGCTGCTCCATGCTTCTTTTAATCGCGCAGCAATTTCCTTATATTTGCTATCAGGGATGACTTGTTCGGTAACAAACATGCCAGAAGGTTTTGCTCCGTTTAGCATCACATAATTGGCGTAAACATCAATGTCTTGGTCAAGACCGACCAATTCTGCCGCCAAAATGCCTTTATTAAAACCCGCTGAACCTTGCCATGCTTGGTCTTTGCAATGCATTATTTGGTGCGCCAACAATGGCTCATCTTTACTGAATCCGTAGGACGGCGTTGACAGCCTGTAGGACGGATACCGCGTAGGCGTGATAGTCACGGCAATTAAGGTGCTATCCATGATGTACATTTCTAGCGGCGTTTGTGTTGGGCTTTTTTGGTCAGCCCTCCACCACAAAGTAAACGCCTCGCCAAGCAATTCGTGCCACATCATCCACTGATACCAGAATTCGTACTGGCTTTGGAAATTGTTAGGGTTTTCTAGCAGCCGCAACACTTGTTTGGCTTTTGTTTTGTCTCTTGCGCCCACGGATTCGCTTGTAATGGCATCAACATAAGAGCCATCTTCCGTTTTGCACATGATGCGAATCGGCAACTGAGAAATTGCCCTTGCTTTAGCGGCAATGCACGACATTACGGTGCTGTTGCGCGTTAAAAGTGATGTATCAACAGGTCTACCGGCATCTGTTGTGCTGGCAGTAGTTACATACAGGATTTGCGTGTTGACTGTCGGGCGCTTGTTGTCGCCTTGATAGACAATGTTGTTTCCAAGCGCTGTTTGCCCGTAAAGTGTATTAGCTTCGTTGGCTTCCGCGTCTTTTCGTTTAAAAACATCAAATAGTCCCATGTTTCCACCTTATAAAGTACGAAAACCAAAGCCGCTAACCGCTGGATTGTCCATAGAACAGTGCATTGCAATGATTAAGCTAATGATACCATCAACTTTGGCGCTTTTGTCGGCTTCGTTTTTTCTGACTTTAATGTTGCCGTTAACATCTTCATAAACCTCACAATTGCCCAATTGCCAGCCCAAAAAGGGGTTGCCGTCATGTTTTATCTGCCGATTCATGATTAAACGCTCAATGTGCTTGCTTGGTGCGCTGAGAACTGACATTCCCTGTCCAACCTTCTTAACCGGCAATCCTGCGTCATGCAAGCTAGCAACAATTGTTCCGGCGTTGTAAGCATCATAGCCAATTTCTCTAATGTCAATCTTGCCGCCTTGACCAATAATATAATCATTAATTTCCCTGTAATCCATTACATTGCCCTGCGTAATGTGCAAAATACCAGATTCACGGGCCATGCGAAAAATGTCTGAGTAGTGTTTGGGGATAGCGTTGTAGGCTTCTTCTGGCAGGAAAAACTTAAAATTAGCACGATAATCAATGTCTGAATAGCGTTTTAAAGTGCATACCGCGTTCAAGTCACGGGTTGATGCCAAGTCAAAACCCATAAAAATAGCTTCTGGCTCTGGTTCATTTTGGATTTCTTCTTCAGTCAGAATCGATTCATCCCAATATTTTCGGTCAACCCATGCGCTGTTTGCGCTGACATAAATGTTCAGCGTTTTACACAAAAACTCATTTAATGCTGCTGGCTTGTGCTTGGCTTCTTCAGCGCGTTTGGCAATGGCTTCCTCAAAAACGCTGATTCCATGCATAGGGTTAACTTTAGCCCATGTTTTTGGGTCACGCCAATCATCGTGCGGGTCAATGCTGTAAAGCAATCCAAACCAGCTTGGGTTTTCCGGTGCGTTGCCGTGTAGGATGTTTTCCAACATTACCATGTCTTCGTAAAACTTGGTTTCTTTGGTAAAGCTGGCTGTCGTAATATATATTCGTAACGGGTTTTTCCGTGCCACCATACCCGAATGCAAAACCTCAATTGCGTTTCGGTCAACAATTTGCGCGGCTTCATCAACGACAGCGCAAGACGGGTTTTTGCCGTCACCCGTTTTCTTTGTGTCACGGCTTAAAGCCTTGAACACGCTTTGGCTATCTCCCGCTTTGCTAAGTTGGTATTTGCTAACATTAAACAAACCCGCCAAGTCACTTGGCATGTTTTCCACAAAACCACGGGCGGCATCAAAGACAATGGAGGCTTGTTCACGGCTTGTAGCCAGCGTAAATACTTCAGCGCCAGCCTCGCCACAAATCAACTCATAAAGGCCAAGAACAGCGATTAAAGTAGACTTGCCAGCCTTACGCGGGATAAAGACAATGACATCCGACACCATTCGCCGGTCATGGTCTTTTTTGTGCCTAAAGCCATAAATGCCGCATATCAAAAAAATCTGAAACGGCTCAAGGGTAATAAACTCTCCAGCCAACGGGCCTTTTGTGTGCTTTAACGATTCGGCAAAACTAAGCACATGGGCGGGATAATCAGCGTCAAAATACCACTGCCATTCTTTGTTTTCTAGTTGGTTTAAAAAGCGCTGGCAAGCCAATGTAATGTTGCGGCAAACATTAATTTCGCCTTTAACTACTTGCTGTGCGTAGACTACCCCGTCTTCCCATTTCATCCTTTTGGCCCTCTAAGGAATTTCGACACCGGGCTGTTTTCCTCGACTTTGCCGCTGTTTAATCGACCACGCGGCGTAAGCCCTAATTCATTCATAAGCTGGATAATTGTTTTCAGCGTGTTTTGCCGCACAGTCAAATACGGGTTTGGGCCAATTGTTTTGCCAGCGTTAAACCGCGCAATAATGCCGGTTTTGGCAAGGCTTTTTTTACACTCTAAATAAGTGTCAATTTGTTCAGCCAGAAACGCCAGCGCATGCTTGTCTTGGTCGTTGCCAATCCCGTAGACATTAAACAAAAAATCGGATGTTTCGGTTATGAACTTGTTTCTGTCCCAAGATTCAGGGTCATCAAGCCAATCGGCTTTTGGGATTCTGGCTTTGATTGAATCGGGCAACGACTCGCCTTGGTTCAACCCTTTCGAACCTTTGACAATGTGCAATTCTGGCGGTAATTTGTTCATGACTGCTTTCTGGTGCTGTAAGCTAGTTTAACACCCCCCCTTGCTCAACTCAATTTACACAAAATTGGC